ATCAATACTCTTCCCATCATTCGTAGGGTCAGACGCCAACGTCAATGGCCCATAAATAACTTTTTTAGAACGAGAAGGATAAGAATGCTCAGCATAATCAGTCTCGCCCCTTCCACCAAGATATCCAAGAATGTCTTTTGTCTCAATCATTTACGCCTCCAATTTAAGTTCTTCGCCTCCATCGGCGACGAGGCCCATCCTCTTCATTCACAACTTCAGCTTCTGTAGCTTTAATTTCAGCTTCTTCTTTAAAATCAGCTTCCTCAACTTTAACTTCAGAAAGAAACGATTTATTTTTAAAAGCCTCTTGCTCTTGCTTTTGTGCAACACGAAATCCAGAAGCTAAGAAAGCATCAACCGCATCCTTTGGAACTTCAATAAAACCATGCTCATCAGTGGAAATAATAGTATCTCCAATTGAAAACTTTTGATTAACCACCTTTTCATTCAACAACAACATATTAAAAATTCCTCCAATCTAAAAAAACAGGAGCCCCTCTATTCGGAGAGGCCCCTTATCAAATCAGATCAATTACACATTGCCAAGCGCTGGCTGATCCAAGCGACCAATGTTTTTAACCTTAATCCATCCACGAGGACGGAAAAGAATTGGAGTGTTGTAGTACAACTGCATCCAACGAATCGAAGAAGCAACAGTGGCAAGAGGGAATTTCAACATTGGGCTCAATTCACGAAGAGCCAATACCGATTCATCCAACTGACCAATGTAAGCAACTCCGGCTCCAGGAAGATTCTCGTTACCATCAAGAGTAACAGTTGTAACACCAGCAGAAGCAATCTCTTTAACAAGATATTTCTTACCAGTTACTCCATCTTTGATTCGTGTGCGGTAAATACGATAGCCTTGAGTCAAATCGTTACCAGACACAACACCACGAGTAATGGTCAAAGAAACTTCATTGTTGGTAGCAGTAACAACTGCGTTCACGTTGCCAGCTGTAGGAGCCGACTCACCACTTCGAGAGATAGCTGTTACTTCATAAGCATAAGTAGCATACTCGCCAGCTTTAAAGCCACGGCTAGTAGTTTTAGGCTGAGCGACAACTGTCACAGAAGCAGGAGCTGTAGGAGCAGAAGAGTTATCAGCAACGGTAGGAGCAACTTCATCAATGCGCAAGAATACATCTGGACGCAATTGAACAATGCCACCAGGAGTTTTCACTTTATCAGCAACAAAGCCAACCATAGCATCAGCCGCGGAAACAGGAATTCCATAACGACCCTTGCTAAAGAAAGCTTTATTGAAATCATCGTGAGCCGAGTGAGGCAGGTAGCAATGAGTAGGATACATATAGTTATCCATCAAGATACGAGCAGCCTCAGAAAACACAGCTTCACTCAAGATATCTCCACGAAGATCAATAACGTGCTCCAAGGAAACAGCAGGCTTGCCATCACCAGCGGTATCAGCATCAGCAATACCAAGTTGGTGTTGACGATCAAGACCATCAAAAGACTCAGCAATAATTGAGCTGTTTCCTTTGAAAAGAGCCTCTTCCATTCTCTGAAGCATCCACTTCGCACCGTTTTTGGTCTCAAGAGCAACTACGTTGCCATGAGCAGGACGAACAAGAAGCATAGGATGAGTGATCTCTCGTGTAGTACCCATGAACTTCACGAAAGCAGCCTTTCGCTGATATTTGCTATCCTCAGTACGAGGCAATCCGCCTTCTTGAATGAAGAATCCACCTCGACCGCCATACTTGCTCAGAAGATTGTACTCTTCTACAGTGTTGTAAGCCTTGGTCTTTGGAATATCATTGTAGAAAACGATATTCTTTTCCATGAAGGAAACAATCTTCAAAGTGGCATCCAAAGATTCCACACGAAGAGCACCACCATCGCTCTGGCCAGCAGGATCAGTAGCATAGCCAGCCGACAAGGCTTTGTTCAAGTCTGCTACGGTAGAGGCATCAGAAATCCCGAACCCCTCACCATGGTTTTCAAATTGTTTTGGATCCAATGTTGGAAACATTTCTAATTCCTCCCCCTTAGTTTAGCTTTTCTTTTAATTTTGTAACCAATTCTGGACGAATATAGCCTTGAGACTCAAAGCCAATCACATCCAAATCAGTTGCATGACCAGATTTAACAAGATCGCACAAAGCATTAGAAATCTGAGATTTTGCAATCACTGGATTATCAGACAAGCTCTTGAAAACCTTTTCTTGAGCTTCGCCAGCCAAGCCAGATGCAAATTCACGATCAGCAAGAGTAGCTTCAGACTTAGCAAACATATCGCTCTTTGCAAGACGAGCCGGAGACTTGCTAATAACGCCAATGCGATCACAAATTGCTTTCAAGACAATACCAATTTTAGCCTGGCTCTCTTGAATTTCAGCAATGCCTTCTTCAAGAGTATCCAAACGAGATTTTGTAATTGCTTGGCTCTTTGCAAGCTCGCCAGCCAATCCATCTACAGCTTCACTTGTGTGATCAACAAGAGATTTCAAGAATTCAGAAACATCAATCTTGGTCTGAACTTCTTCGGGAAGATCTTCAGAAAAAGACTTTTTAGCCTTTTTATATTTCTTCTCCATCTCCTCTTCACCTTCCTCTTCCTCTTTCAATTCTACATCACCACCCTCATGCTCAATCTTGAGATCGCCTTTTTTGGCCTTAACAGCTTTCTTGGATTTTGCCTCATCAGACAATTTATCTTTTGCATCACCTCCAAGATCTGCACCTTCAGGCTGATCAAGATCTTCCTCAGAAGCCTTCGCAAGAGCCTCCAAGGAATCGAGAGCCTTTTCAATATCTTCTTGGGTTAACTTATTCCCACTCATTTTTTCTCTCCCCTCTATTAATTATTAAAGTTTTAATTCAATTTCTTTTAATGCATCGGTTAAAGTCGAAGCATAATTGGTATCGTTGACACCAGAGTCTGCGTCCAGCTTCGCTGTGAGATCTTTTAAAATTTTAATGATCTCATCCAGCTTGCTCATGACAGCAGCCATCTGCTTTTGAGGAGCATCGTGCAAAACATCCAACTCCTTTTCAGCATCAGACAATCTTCCCAGTTTTGTCATATCTTGCCTCCTTTTCTAAAAAGTCTTTGAATTAGATACGCCGCTGCCTCATCTGAAAAATCAGGACGACGCTCCAATACATATTCCATAGATTTTAAGAGAGAATCGAATTGAAAAGCCTCTTCCAAAGCCTTCTTCATCTTCTTCTTCCTCTTCTCCTCTCCATCCACAACCTTCTTTGCATCTGAATCTAAAGATTCAACACGAAGAGCACCGCCCCCAGATTGAGTGGCAGGTGATACACCATAACCTGCAGACATTGATTTGATTGCAACTTCTGGCTCATAAAAAGACTTCTCAAGAATGTTCCAAGAACAATCTGTATTCACTGGGCAATTAGTAATCGCCACATTCCTAATCTTAGCCTTTTCAATAGTCTTATCTTCTCTGCGAAGAACCTTGCCCTCAATAGAAAATCCAAGCTTGCGATTAGGAACAGAAGCCAAGGCCTTCGCAAGCTCCCAGATCGCATCTGCCCTTTGAGTGCCCTTAAGGATATAACCTTCACAAGTCCAACCAGCGACACCTCTTAGCTTTGGATTAAATTCATGAAGAGAATCGTGATACTCTGCCTTTTCAGGATACCCAACAATAGCAGAAGTCGCCTGAGAATGATTATCATTGAAGTGGCCATGAGAGAGAAACTCTTCGAAATCAAGACCATCGGCTTTTACAATCTCGCCTTGACGATCTTTTCTCTCAGTTGACATGATGCCAGCGATTTTTCGCGAATTATAAGCATCTTCAGACTTTTCAATGAAAAAAACATCGCCGAGCCAAACTCGGAAATCATTTTCTCCAATAAAAAAGCTTTTGCTCATATAGCCTCGTGTTTTTTTTATTTTTAGCCTACTCCATCAAACACGAGTCTATGCTGGCCTACTATTCAATACTAAACAATTTTATAGAATTGACAATATGCCCCTTGAAAAAAATATATATTATTTTTTGCCGCACAGCGTTTCTGAATTTGAATTATGAATTAGAATCTCAGCCTCATAAGTAAAGCTAGATTGAATGGACTTTAATAAATCTACCGAAACGGGAACATCCTCACCACAACTCTTACAAACAGCAAACATTCCATGCCTATCCCATCTAATAAGCTTGGACCTGAACTTAACTTCTTCCCCGTAGGATTTGATAATTGCGGCCCCACAATGCGGACAATCAAGCTCAGTTTTGCTCATCTAAGCCTTCCTCAAGGCCCTAATTCTACTTATTAATTCAGATTTTTTGATTTTCATCTCTTTCTTTTTGCCAACATATGCCGGAAGATCTTTATCAACAAATAAAGAAAAAGATTTTTTTACAGAGCGAGCTTTAATTTCTTCATCGACAGAAGGAGTCAAAACCACAGGATCAATAATCTTATTCTTAACAATTCTATCTGCTTCTGCAAAAGCAGAATATGACCGAGCGATTGCAGCATGAGCCTCAGACCTAGGAGCAACACCTCTGCGCGCACGACTCGCAGCGCCCTCCACACGCATTCTTGAAGCTGCTTCAACTTTAGGAGCAGCAGAACTCTCTGCAGCCTCAAGAGAGCCAAGATCAATCCCAAAAATATCCTTAAGCTCTTTAAGAAGCTTTTTAGCCTCTTCTGATTCGGCAGGACTAGCACTCGATGACTCAGAAGAAGGCAAAGCAGCAACAGATTCCCCATCGGTCACCGAAACATCCTCCTTTGATTGCTCATCTACAAGATGCTCCGTTTTAATCTCATGTTCATCATATTGATGTCCACGGCGATGGGCATTTGCAAAAATATGCTTATTGCCAGAAGATTCAAGATCTTCTTTGCTAACACCAACATGGCGCATCATGTCCTCTTTGCTCATTGAATGATAATCTTTAGCCTTGGCCTGAATCAAACGTCTAAGATGCTCTATTTTCGCTTTCTTATGATCTATTGGGGAATTGGCATCATCCGAAGAAACAATTCTTCCATCAGAGAGCTTATACCAATATCTATAATTTCCAGGAGTTCCGGTCCTCTTTATATATTTGTGCGCACCAGCCTTAAAAAGATCAATTTCAAAAATTTCTGCCATAAACTCCCTCAATAAGAGAAAACATATTCATCATTATCTTCTTCAATATAATCTTTCTTATGATCGTGACTACAATGCTTGCCACAAATATGTCCATCCGCTTTAATTAAATCGGATTTAATAGATTTTTTTACAGAAGGCTTTGCATCTTTGCCAACAAACTCAAGAACAGGCTTCCCATCTTTATCAATTACAAAATCATATCCCTTAGGAACATAGTGCAGCTGACACTGACACCAAGGATGCAGTGGCCCTATAGTCGGCTCCCAATCAGAAACTTTTTTACCATAATTGCTATCAGAAAGATCAGAAAGCCTAAAAATCTTTGGAACACCTGATTCTGTCAAATATGCAACACGACAATGCTTGCAAGCATCGGGATTTGGCATCTTATAAACCAAAGCATCAGAACCATAATTATTGCGAATCTCGTGAGCAATACCATTTTGAATTGCTGAAGATATCTCGGTAGAGGCCACCCGATGCCAGTCCCTTGTCTTATCATCTATGGCCTCAAATAATGCAGTTTTAAGCTGAGAGACTGTTTTCCTTTCAATTATGGCAGTTGCCACCTCTTCTTGAACAGCTCTTATAGCAGAAGAAGAAGTTCTTGCCACAGCAGCACCAACATCACGGACCATGTCATCAGATAATCCTTTAATATACTGGGCCGCGTGTTCTCTGGCCCATTTAATAGATTGCTCCTCAATCTTTGTCATAGGCTTCATTTTTTGAGCACGCTTTAGAATTTCATCAAAGCCAAGCTCTTTGGCCTCACTTCTTGGGAACATAGCAACAACCTTCCCAAGAGTATAAGAATCACCAATAAAATTTCTAACATTAGAGCGCAAAAGTCCAGCGGACTGAAGACTAGAAATCTCTTCTCTAGTTAGAGCCTGCTCACCAAAGGCCTCATAAGTAAAAGCTAAAAATCGCCGACGAATAATCTTTTCAATCTTTTCCAACTGAGCCTTCGATAACATAATTCTCCTTAAAGAATTTCAAACACTCTGGAGCGCTCTCTTTGAGGATCTTCTCTCAAATTACACTTTTTATCGCATCAAGAGCCTCAACCCCAGTCTCATCGCTCGATCTTTTTAAGATCAATGTAATACTTTGGAGTATCTTTGTCTTTCTCAATAAAAAACATCATAGCTTTGCTAACAAAGCCACCCTCTTTAAAAGCATTAAAGAGATTGTCCCAAAGAGGCTTTAGACGCTCCACCTCTTCATCATTCGGCCACAAAGGATGAGCCGATTTTTTTAGAGCTACAAGATAAGTGTTTTTCCTACCCTTTTCATCAAGCTTCTTTTGAACATGACGCTCAAAAGCTCTTGCCCAAATCTCTTCAGCTGAGAACCAGTATCTTGGGTCGATAAGACCCATAGACAGCATCTCTTGAATGTCCTTATCTTGTCTCATTCTTGTTTTTATATTTTGGAACTCTTTAGTTAATTCTCGAATAGCACTTGCAAGCTTTTGATTCTCTTCCTTATCCTGAAAAGGTATATAAGAAGCACTAGAAAAACCTCCCCTATTGCTGCCAAAGAATCCATTCAAAATATTATCGAAAAAATGGCCCCACTCGTGCGCCAAAGAGCCAACGCCAGACGCTCTTGTAAGATTAATAATCCTCTTCTTTGGTTCATAATGAGCCTTGGCTCCAGCCTTGCCTCTTGCTCCAAAAGCTATGGCAAGCCTTCCATTGAAGGATCCCATTTCAGGCGGCAAATCTAAAGCATCACAAAGATCTCTCATAGATCTTTCAAAGTTCGCCCTATGATGCTCCCTCTCCGCCTCGGTCATCGAATTGCCAAACTGATAGGCCATATACTGAACTTTCTTATTATCAGAATACTTGATTTCAACTTTGGCCTCGCCATCTTTGACAACATTTATCCTAGATTCAACAACATAATTAGGACCCTCTATCTCAACACCATCAAGATAAACCTCTTGAGCATCCCATCTTTTGACTCGCTCACCCGAAGAGCTTTCAATTCCAAGAGCCTTATTCATTGATTTGCCTTCAAGAATAAGCTTGGCCGCCTCTGCAATCTTCTTTGCAGATTTTACTTTTTCATCCATAGATGCCGAAGCAGGAGCAATCATCGAAGCGGTCTTTTTACCAAACTCAACAAGCTTGCCTCTCACCCCATTTTGACCATCGCTTATTACAGAATTGTGCAAAAGCCTGTATCCCTCTCTCATTTGATATGAAAGAGATTTATCTGCGTATCGCGCAGCTGCAAATTCAGCTATTTTTTTAATGATTTCCTTTGGATCAACCACTGAAGAATGATCAAGATTATTTATAAAACTTGAGAATTTCTTGTACTCATCAAAATATTCTTTGCGGTACCTCTTCTTCTCATCACCAACTTTTACTTTTTCAAATCTATCAGAGGAAGTCGGAATTTCAATTTTTGAATAATAAAATCGACCATCGCTCTGAAAGTATTTGTAAACCTCTGCATCATCATCAAGATTATTAAACCTCTCACTATAAACAACATTCTTGGGGAATTTATTTAGGCTCCAATAAGAAACAAGAACCGAAAGAAAATTAGCCTCATTGATCTTTGAGAAAAAATCAACTGGCTCAACCTCAAGAAGCCCCTTAAGATTTATAACATCTTCAGCAACACCCTCTTCTTCAGCTGCCGCCAAACCTCTCCAACGATTTCTTAAGTGTCTGGCCGCTCCAAAAACATCAGAGCCCATATTTGAAATCTCAGAAGGTCTCGCCCATTCATAAATAATATTTTCTGAAGTGTCAGCAGCATCCCTAGGGCTTTCTGCCGCCTTAGATTTAGAAGATTCAGACGCTTCTGTCGCCTTGGGCTCAGACGTCTTAGTCTTTGAATCTTCCTTCTTCTTCCTACCTCTTGTCTTTTTGGGCGCATCAGGCTTTTTATCAGCATCCTGATCTGAATCCTTGGGTGCCTCTATCTCTTCAGCCTCTTCGAGTAGTCTCTTTGATTCTTGATGCCGAAGCTCAATTAATCTTTTAATCTTTTCTATGGCTTCTTCTGGAACTTGCTTCCCCTTGTTTTCGCCATAGTTATAAATATAAATCCACTTATCGCCTTTTTTGTATTTTTTAAGATACTTATGAGGCCTAGACTTAAGCAAATTCAATTCAAAATTGTTCATATATCAATTACCTCAGCGATTTCTTTCTTAATTGAATCAATCATTTCTTTGAAACGATCATCCCAATACTTAAGAATCTCTTTTTGTGCCTTATAAAATGGCGGCCTCTTTGTCCCGAAGGTCTTCTGTCCCTTCATCTTTACAGTGACATCGAGCTTATCTTTTGCAATAGCCTTAATAAGAGTCTCTCTTTTTGCCTCAATCTCCTCTTTTGTCCCCTCAATAATCACTTTCACAAAGTTATCTCCTCTAAAAATTTGCGAACAAGACCCTTTTTAGCCTCTCCTTTATCAGAATCCTCTTGCCGACTTTCCCCCTCTAATCTGGCCAGCTCGGCCTCTAGCTCTTCAAGGCTCATATTTTCATAATCTGGCTCCTCGGGCTCTTTTTGATCTGATCCCTGATTTTCTTCGCCCACGCTTTCAGATCGTTGGCCTTCAGCTTGAGACAAGCCGTCTGCAGCTGCGCTACCCATATTGGGTTGAGACATTTGTCCCGTAATGAAATTGATAAGACTTGAATCAAGAATCACATCTCCAGGATTTTTAATCTTGTCGAAATCTGGCAAAGGCTTCAAATCATGCTCAGCCCTGATCTCATTAACAGTTTTAAAGGATTTGACCATCTGAATAGATTTGTCCAAATCATCTTTTTCAGTCGCAGAATTAAGCCCCACAAACTCAAACTCGAAATTAGGGTCTAAACGCCAAATAATGTAATTATTTATGAGAGATTCAATATGAGATAAAATAGGCCTCAAGCCCTTATCTTTAGATAAGGCAAGACGCTCAGCCTGCTGACCAGAGCCAAGTCCGCCCGTTGAAGAATTTTGTCCAGAACCCTGCCTCGAAATATCAAAGCCAATCTCAATAGGATCAATCATGAAAACGCCACAAATGGTTTTGATACAGTATTCAAGCCATTTGCCAAATTCCATCTCTCTATTGGTTGAATGCAAAGATTGCCAATTCATTTTTCCATCTTTGCCAAGCGCAAGAATAGGAGTCCGCCAAGAATTATTGACTCCAGCAACTTGAGCGTGCCATTGCCTTCTGAATGCCTCAAGCTGATCAGGAGGCACCATCCCTTCAAAAGTGATAACACCTTTAATTGTTGAGCCCTGAGAAAAAAACTTGCGATTATATGTCTCCGCATTCATATGCGAAGTTATTGTTGTCACAAGCATCTCTATTTCAGATAAACCATATCCCAAAGCAGCAAGATCTGTCCTTGGATTGCGAACCCCAAAGGCCATCTCCCACTCATCGTAAACGTGTCTTTTAACGCCATTGATAACCTGACAATACTTAGGATGCCTTGGAACAAACTCTTTAAATTGCTTTTCTGAATCAAAACCAAACTTCAAACCTGCATCTTTGGGGTCATACTGAAAACGCTCAATCTGCTCCTTTTTATCAGGAATCATTCTTATTGTTGCAGCATCAACTGCAAAGAAACAATATGGCCTTCCATCATTTCTTGGGACAATTTCAAAGTTTATCTGATCGAAAGTGAGCGAATCTCTCGTGATTTTTCTTAAAAATGTATCAAAATTATCGCGCCTCTTGAACTCAGGAGTATCTTCAAAATTCTCAGGAACACCACAATACTGAATGAATTGCTCCATCTCCTTGATTCTTTTCTGCTCCTCCTTTGTCGGAGGGCGATCTAAATCTCGCAACTTGATCTGAAAGCCCAAATCATATTTATCTTTGGCTGGCCTTTTAAAAGTGGCAACCTGATTAGTTCTTGTTTGAATAATTGAGGCCACAATTGGGTCCGCATATGTGATCTGTCTGCATTTTTCATAGCTTAAAATAGAATATTTTTCCTTATAGCCTTGTGACATCTGACCATAAGACAATGGATCTACAAGAGAGCTCTTCGGCTCATAAGCATTTTTATCAGGAGCAATAATCCCAGCTTTAATTAAATCATTGCGAATAGGCAGAATCTCTTCTTTGATAAATTCAACCGAAGCAGAGAGCACATCTTTTACCAAACCCATTTATTGCAACCTCTTTTTTAAGAAACCAATTAGCCAACGGTTACTGGAATCTTGCCACCCAATGTCGCATCAATAATAGAGTCGCCATCATTATTTAAAGAATCACCAAACTGATCTTTCATCATCTCAATAAGCGCAGCATCAGTCTCAGAAGTGGCTTTAATTTCTTCTCCAGCAACCTTTAGCGTAGATTTATTGAATTCATTTTTGATAGCAGGAGCAGAAAGATCTTCATAAAGAGTTCCATTCTCAAAGGCCTCTTTAACTTGCTGATCAAATCCTTTATTCAAAACACTTCCTTGAAGAGTGTCGGCCATCTTGAATGCAGATTCACCATTGGCAACAAAGGTATCTAGTGCTTTTTGATAAGTACTATTTTGATGCTTAGCAATAGCAATTTGGAAAGAATCAGCATTTCTATTCAAAAGCTCAGTTGCCGCATCTGCCATTGGATTGCCAGTTTTGGGGCCGAAATCAAAAATAATCCCCCCGCGTCCAAGCGATTTCACAAACTTATAAGGGGATGTAGGTTGTGCATCATAACTTTTGTCAAGCTCTGCTTCTGATTTTTTACACGATTTATCTTTGTGAATCTTTTCTTGATACTTCTTCTTTCCATCAGAATTTTCACGAGCTGCATCAACAAGATCAGTGGCAAAAGATTTTTTTGACATTCCAATCAAAGATTCCAAAGCCTTTGATACAAGATCTTTAGAATCTTTCTTTTGCTTC